TTGCAGATAGAATAAATGGTAAACTTAATAGTATGACCAAACAATTTATTGCAAAAACTGGTACTACGGATTTAGATTCTCAAGTATTAAATGAATTAGAAAGAGTATCTAAAAATGTAATTGCATCAGTAGATGTTGCTGGTTATAAAATTAAAGATATGGAAGTATATCCTGCTGGAACTCAATATCGTTCATTTGTATTATTAGAATATTCTGATGAAGAAGCTATAAAAATACTTATGAATAGAATGAGAAAAGACAGAGCTGTATATGCAAAACTTCGTTCTAATAATGCATTTAAAGAATTAGAAAGAAGTGTTGACAAATCTTTAAACCAAGACGAAGTACAATCTTTATCTAATATAGAAAAAGAATTGGATGACTTGGGTGATAATAATAGACACATCAGAACAGTTCCCTCATATGGGCCTGATAAATGGATGACAGAGTAATGAGATTATTTATTGTCTTAATTTTTCTGTTTGCATCAACAACTGCATTTAGTCAACCTAAAAAGGGATTATTTGAAGGTGTTGGTGCATTTCTAGGTGTAGTGGGTGCAAAACAGTTAAATGTTTCTGACCCATATGCACTTGCGGCTAGTGGACTACTAGGATTATTCATTGGTGGTCAAGTCGGTCAACATATTGACCGAACTGAAGAAATACACGATATAGAAAGTAAAAGATGTAAAAAGTTTATTACTGGAACTAATCGTGTAGGAATGGCTTGCAGAGAGTTTGGACAATGGGTAGTCGTACATATGGAGTAAAAATATGTGGATTGCAATAGGTATTGTAGGGTATTTGCTATTACCTTATATAGTATAAGAAAAAGGGAACTTCGTGTTCCCTTTTTTTTTAGTTGATTCCCATTCCTATACTCATTAATATTGTGAATACTGACACTGTAATCGTAAATAAATTCATTTGAATCCCCTATGGCTTGGTCTATATCTTTATATAGTATTCTGTATAAAAAATATAAAGTATATTCACAAATAAAATATCAAAAAAATACAAAAAGGGGTTGACATTGTTCCAAAAACAAGTATAATATAGTTATGATAACAAATAACATAATAACAATTAAAAAAGGAGTATATTATGGTTGCAGCTGTTGAGACAATGGCATATGCTGGAGAAGTGCCTTGGCACGGATTAGGAACAAAAGTTCCACACGATTTATCAACTGACGAGATGTTAAAACAATCTGGTTTAGATTGGTATGTACAAAAACTACCTACTTATGTAGATAACCCATCTGGACAACAAAAGACTGGTTCATTTGCATTAGTTAGAAGTTCTGATAACAAAGTTCTTGCACCAAGTGTAGGACAAAACTGGAATCCAGTTCAAAACAAAGAAGCGTTTGATTTCTTTTCTGAGTATGTTGAAGCTGGTGATTTAGAGATGCATACTGCTGGTTCTTTAATGGACGGTAAAATGGTATGGGCTCTTGCAAAAGTTAAACAAAGTTTTGAATTATTCAAAGGTGATGAGGTAGAAAACTATATGTTGTTTTCAAATCCACATCAGTTTGGTAAGTCTATTGATATTAGAATGACACCTATTAGGGTTGTTTGTAATAACACTTTAACTTTATCTTTGAGTACCGATAGTGATTCTATGGTAAAAGTAAATCATAGAAGAGAGTTTAATCCAGCAATGGTTAAAGAACAACTTGGTATTGCAAAAGAAAAAATGGATAATTACAAGACTATGGCAGAGTTTCTTGGTAGTAAAAGATATACTACTGAAAGACTTGTTGAGTATCTTAACACAGTATATCCATCTAATATCAAAGATGATGATATTAAAAACCCATCTGTTCCGACAACAGTTAATGGTAGGAAAGCGTTTGAAGTTATTGAAACTCAGCCTGGTAATCAGTATGCAAAAGGTACTTGGTGGCAGGCGTTTAATGCAGTAACTTTTAATACTGACCACCAACAAGGTTCTACTACTGACGGAAGACTTACTTCTGCTTGGTATGGTAGGAACAGAAGAGTTAAGTTAAAAGCACTTGATACTGCATTAAAAATGGCAGAAGTTGCTTAGGGACTTGACAAATTATTGACTCTATGGTAGTGTAATAATATATAAATATAGATGAGAAGCCGTTCATAAGACTTCTCAATGACACAATATAGTATACCTACCCTAGAGTGTCATAAATAAATAGAGTTATGGGGTTCTCTATAAAAAACCCCAATTTTATGAGTTGCCTTTTTGGGACTCAATATTAATCTTGCTTAAAGAAGGAGATAGATATGAATACTTTAGCAACATTAGACCGTAATAGGTTAACACCGTATACAGTTGGTTTTGATAGTCTATTTGATAGACTTTTTGATACTGACTTTCATACAACAAGTGGTGGATTCCCACCATATAACATAGTCAAAAATGATGACTACAACTATCAAATTGAGATGGCCTTGGCTGGTTATTCCAAAAAAGACATTGATATTGAACTAAAAGAAGGAACTTTAAGTATCTCATCTAAAAAAATAGAAGGTGATACAAATGAGAATACTTTAATACACAGAGGTATTTCTCACAAAAGTTTCAAAAGAAGTTTTACTTTATCAGATGAGATGAAAGTAAAAGGTGCAAAAATGGAAAATGGAATGTTATACATTGCATTAGAAAGAATTGTGCCTGACCACAAAAAACCTCAAACGATTGAAGTAAAATAAATTTATCGGTGGGGTTGACAAAACCCCACCTTTAATATATAATGGTCTTATGAAAAAAATAGATAATGTTAACCACCCACCACATTACAATCAACAAAAAATTGAATGTATAGATGCAATAGAATGTGCAACTGGTGATGGTTTTGAAAGCTATCTTCAAGGTAATATATTAAAATACATTTGGAGATACAATTATAAAAATGGTACTGAGGACTTAAAGAAAGCCCAATGGTACTTAAATAAACTTATTGAAGTGAAGGAACTAAATAATGAAATTGTCAAATCAGACTAAAGAAATATTAAAAAACTATTCTCAAATCAATCAAAACATTTTAATCAAACAAGGTAATCAGTTAAAAACTGTATCTGCAATGAAAAACATTGTTGCATCTGCAACTGTTCCAGATGAGTTCTCACAAGAGATTCCTATCTACAATTTAAATGAATATCTTGCAGCTATGTCTTTATTTAAAGAACCAGTTTTATCTTTTAATGATAAGTATATGACTATCGCAGAAGAAGATAATAGTTCAAGTTGTAAGTATCATTATTCTGACCCATCTGTTATCGTTACAGTTGATAAAGAAATTAGTATGCCATCTGTTGATGCAGAGGTTGATATCACAGAAGTAAATCTAAAGAAAGTTATTACTGCAGCTGGTACATTAGGTGTATCTGATTTAGTATTAACTGGTCAAAAAGATAGTACAATACAACTAAAAGTAAAAGATAAAAAGAACAAAGCATCAAATGACTTTGCAATCACAATCGGTAATGGTGCAACTGCATCTTTTGAATTCTATTTTAAAGTAGAGAATTTAAAACTATTGCCTGGTGATTATAAAGTACAAGTTTCATCTAAAGGTATTTCTTATTTCCAACATAAAGATTTAGATGTATCATATTTTATTGCATTAGAACCAGAATCAACATACAATTCATAGGGGAGTTAAATGAATAACACCTTTTTATGGGTTGAGAAGTATAGACCTAAAACTATACAAGATTGTGTATTACCAGAAAATCTAAAGAAAACTTTTTCTGAGTTTGTTAAGAATGGTATTCCTAATCTATTACTAACTGGAGGGCCTGGTGTTGGTAAAACAACAGTTGCAAAGGCGATGTTAGAACAAATAGGTTATGATTATATTATGATTAACGGTTCTGAAGAATCTGGTATTGATGTACTTCGTAATAAAATGAAAAACTTTGCATCTACTATGTCGTTAGAGGGTAGTAGAAAGTTTATCATTATTGATGAGGCAGATTATCTAAATGCACAATCAACACAACCAGCACTTCGTGGTATGATAGAAGAGTTTCACAAGAACTGTGGATTTATTCTTACTTGTAATTTTAAGAATAGAATCATAGAACCTTTACATAGTCGTTGTAGTGTGGTTGAATTTAATATCCCCAAAACTGAAAAACCTAATCTTGCAAAACAATTTATGTCTAGTATTAATACTGTTCTCACAACAGAGAATGTAAAGTATGAAGAAAGAGTTGTTGCAGAATTAATTATGAAGTTCTTTCCAGATTGGAGAAGATGTCTTAATGAATTACAAAGATATGCTACATCTGGACAAATTGATAGTGGAATATTAGTAAACCTTTCTGAAAAGAATATGAGAGATTTAATCACATTCTTGAGAGAGAAAGATTTTACAAGTATGAGAAAGTGGGTTGTTAATAATTTAGATAACGACCCTGCTAGAATATTTAGAAAAATGTATGACAATCTTTATGAGTATTTTGAAGATGGTCGTTCAATCGCAACAGCAGTTTTATTGATTGCAGACTATCAATACAAAGCTGCATTTGTTGCCGACCAAGAAATTAATTTACTTGCTTGTCTAACACAGTTGATGGGTGAGTGTAAATTTAAATAGGAGTTATTATGGTTGATACAAATGAACAGGCAATTAATCTTGCAAAAGATATTAAGATGTCAATGGTTACTAAACCAGCATTAAATATGTTGGAAGTATTTTTACCAGAATATGTTACAGATGAATTTAATGAGTATATTGATGGTGTAAGAGGAAGTGCAAAAAGTTTTTCACACGAACTTGTAGGACAAATTAAAGCAAATAAAAAGTCTGCACAATTAGATATGAACTTTGAAGATAAGCCAGTAAAAGGTTTGAAAGCACTTCTTGAAGGTTTTACACTTTCATATCTACAATTTTTAGGTTGTGCAGATGCAAAAAGTGATTGTGTATCTATGTGGTCAGTACATAGTTATGAAGGTGATTATAATCCACTACACGATCACGGTGTTAATACACCTACTGGAATGTCTTGTATTTTATATTTAAAAGTACCACCACAGATAGAAAAATTATCTGGTAGTGCAAAAGAATACGAGACTGGTGGACTTAAACTAGATTTAAATAATGCATCTGGTACTACTGATGGTTTCACATTTTTTAGTTGGGGTATGAACTGCACTAGTGATATTAAACAATTAAAACCAGTTCAAGAAGCATTTGTAAAACCAGAAGTTGGTAAACTATTAATGTTTCCTAATTGGTTAAAACACTCTGTATCGCCATTTTATGGTGAGGGAGAAAGAAGAACCTTATCTGCAAACTTTGAGATAGAATTAAAAACTATGCCTTTACTTGCAGACCAAAAGATACTTGCACAGAGCCCACAATAATGGCATATGAATTAAAAGAGTATCTTAATTCTATAAACTTTAATAAGAATAATCTTATGGACGGTGAGGACGATATGTACGAAAAAAAGTATAGTTCTTTTATTGTAAATAAATGT